CCCGTTTGCTCAAACTAACGAACGATCTCGATTTTGACCCTACCCCGACTGTGCTAGCGTTGCTAGCATGAGCGATAAAGTAGTGCAAACCATCCGGATCAGCCCCGAAGAGCGCCAGCAGCTCAGGGTCCGCGCGGCGCAGGCTGGCGTCTCGATGGAGGAATACGTTCGGGCCATCCTGTTCGGGGCGGCCGGCGTATCGACCTTGTCCGACTTCATCGAAGGGGCGGGCAAGCCGCGAGCCCAACGGCCAACGCGGGCTGAAATCGCCGAGGTGTTCCAGGTCGAAGAGAAATGGCTGCGCGACCCAGCTCCCGGAACCCTGATAGCCAAGCGGATCAGGGATGAGAAAGGGAAGAGGCTGTGACGCTGGTTCAAGGGCTGACTTTGGCGTTCCTGGCGGTAGCCATCCTGGTGAACGTCGCCACAATCGTGGAAGACATGGCGTGGCGACGCCGGAGGAGATCCAGCCATGGGCAGACGCGGACCCCTCCCCAGCAAGGACGGAGTAAAGCAACCAAGATCTGAGACCGTCGTCGCCCTCAAGTCGATCCCCGGCGGGAAGCTGGAGCGGCCGGAGGTCACCCGGGCGTGGCTCCCATCGACCGTCCAGGCGTGGAACGATTACTGGGACTCCCCCCTGGTCGACGTGGTCATCCAGCCGGACCAGAAGGGCATCCTGCGGCTGTTCGACCACTACAACCGCTATGAGCTGTTCATGGAAGAGTTGATCGAAAGGCCAACGATGGAGTTCCACGGTGAGATCCGAGCCAACCCAATCGAGATGATGGCCTACCGGCTGGAAGAGCGCATCAACAAGCTCGAGGACAAGCTGGGCATCATGCCCCTGGCCCGACACAACCTCAAGATCGCGGTCGGACGGGCGGCGATCACGGCCGATGACCTGAACCGGAGGCACCATGGCCGTAGCAACAAGAACGAGGATTTCGAAGTCCTCGAAGGAGACTTCGAAGAAGTCAACTAGGCGGACCAGGGGCGGTTACGTCATCTGGTGGATCACCACCCACCTTGTCCATACGAAGGCCGAGTGGATTGGTAAGCCCTTCGTCCTGCTGGATTGGCAGAAGGAGTTCATCCGGGCCCTGTTCGAGGTGGGTGAGGACAACCTGAGGATCAAGCGGTGGGCGCTGCTCGGTATTGCCAAGAAGAATGGGAAGACCGAGCTGGCCGCAGCCCTCGCGCTCTATTTCCTGATCGGGGACGAGGAGCCGGCGCCGCTGGTAGTGGTAGCGGCGTCCTCAGAGGACCAGGCTGATTACGTTTTCGGGGCCTGCGCCACGATGTGCCGGATGTCTCCGACATTGAGCCAGATCACCGAGATATACAACGGGGAAATCCGGGTGCCCAGCATCCCCGGTTCGCTGCTCAAGCGGGTCGCGGCGGCCGTCGGGACCAACGACGGGGCCAATATCCATGCGGTCGTCTGCGATGAGCTACACGAGTGGGTGGGTGTCAAAGGCAAGGGGGTCTGGGACGTCCTGACCAACGGTACGGGCTCTAGGCGCCAGCCGATGGTGTTGCAGATCACCACGGCGGGCTTCGACCTCGACACGGTCTGTGGCCGGCAGTACCTCCACGGCAAGGCGGTGGAGGCGGGAGAGGAGAAAGACCCCGGCTTCCTGTTCCGCTGGACAGAGGCGCCGGCCAACGCGAACTGGAAAGACCCAGCGGTCTGGGAGGCAGCCAACCCATCATGGGGGAGGACGCTCCCGACGCCGGGAATCTTCTACGCCGACCAGGCCAAGCGCAAGACCGAGGCGGTGTTCAGGCGCTACTTCCTCAACCAGTGGACCGAGGCCGAGGAGATCTGGGAGGTCGCCTCCCTCTGGGACGGGCTGAAATCCGACCTCGAGTTGTCGACCAGCCGGCCGCTCTACTGCGGGATCGACATTGGGACCACCCACGACTGCACCGCCGTCGTCTGGTGCCAGAAGGTCGAGGGCAAGTACGTGGTCCGCTGCAAGGTCTGGGAGAACCCCTACCCGTTCGGGACCCGGATGCACGATGAGTGGCGGTTCGAGATCGCGCTGGCCAAGGACTTCTGTCGCGACCTGTTCGCAGAGTTCCCGGAGGCCGCGACGAAGACAGAGAAGGGCGTATGGCTATCGGGGCCGGCGTTCTACTTCGACCCGGCGCGGTTCGTGGATGCCGCCCAGGAGCTGGCAGCGGACGGCCTGAACATGGTTGAAGTCCCCCAGCACGAAAGCCGGCTGATCCCGATCTCTCAGGCGTTCTTCGAGTTCGCCAAGGAGGGCATCCTGGCTCACGACGGCAACCCAGACCTACGGAGGCACATCAGAAATGTCGTCGCAAAGCAGAAGCCTCGAGGATGGCGGATCGACAAGCCCGCTGGAAGTCGTAAGAACATCGACGCGGCCATGGCGGCGGCCACGGCTGTTTTCGGTGCTTCGCGCAACGATCAAGGCCCCCCGACGCCTGGTGTCTACGGTTTCGACCTCGATGACCTCGACCTTTCGGAGGATCAGGTTCCGGGACCTGACGACCAGCCTGATTGAGCTGGCCGGTGGTGGCCTGGTGGCCTATGCGACCTGGCAGGTGTTCCACCCCGCCGGCATCGCCCTGCTGGGGCTGGAGTTGATCGGTATCGGGTACGTCCTGAGCAAGCCCAAGTGAGTCTGCTCCGGCGGGCCATCGAAGAGCGCAGCATCAACCTGACCGGACTCGACGATCCCCGGCTGGCGCTTCGGGCGTCGGGCATGGGTGGCCTGTCCTGGTCCGGTGTACCGATCACCCAGCACACGGCCCTTCAGTTGACCACGGTCTGGGCCTGCGTGACGCTGCTGGCGGATACCATCTCAAGCCTCCCGGTCGGCGCGTTCCGCAGTCCTATCAGCGAGACGGCGCGGCTGCCGATCAAACCCTCTCCCCCGCTCCTGCAGCGGCCACACCCCGAGCTGGACACCCCGGCGTGGCTCAACCAGGAGCTTGTGAGCCTGCTGATGCGCGGCAACGGCTACGGACGGGTGGTGGAGTACGACAAGAACACCTACCCGTCAGCGATCAAGGTGCTGAGCCCCGATGACGTACAGCCCAAGCGGGACAAGATCAGCGGGTTGATCATGTACAAGATCCGCGGCGAGGCTGAACTACAGCGGGCCTACCCCGTCGGTCCCATCGTTCACCAGCGGGGGTTGACGCTACCTGGCGGCGTGATCGGCCTTGCACCCATTGAGTACGCCCGACAGGGTATCGGTCTGGGACTGGCGGCCGAAGAGTACGGAGGCCGCTACTTCGGTGAGTCAGCCAACCCGACAGGCGTACTGGCCACCGACCAGGAGATGTCAGAGCAGGCCGCCAAGACAGTCCTGACCAACTGGGTGAAGTCCCACGGCAACCGCTCGCGAATCCCCGCAGTCCTGACCGGCGGGATGAAGTGGCAGGCGATAGGCGTTACCCCCGAGGAATCGCAGTTCCTGGCTACGCGGGCCTACACCCGGCAGGACATCGCGCAACTGTTCCGGGTGCCGCTTCACATGATCTCGATCATGGACAAGTCCACCAGCTGGGGGACCGGGATCGAGGAGCAGACGCTGGGCTTCCTGACCTTCACGCTCATGCCCTGGATCATCCGGCTGGAGTCGATGCTGACCGAGATGCTGCCCCGCGGACAGTTTGCCAAGTTCAATGTGGCGAGCCTGCTCCGCGGCCGTCTGCTGGATCGCTACGACGCCTACCTCAAGGGTCGGACGGGCGGCTGGCTGTCGATCAACGACATCCTGCGCCTCGAGGACATGGCCCCCATTGCCGCTCCAGAAGGTGACGACCACATCCAACCCCTGAACATGGCCCCGATCAGCATGATCGAGGACATTCTGACCAAGCCATCAGCCGAACTACCGGCGCCGAAGGCCGTTCCTACGGAGGAAGCTCCCGCGATATGAAAGACATCACACAGCGCGCTCAGTCCCCATCCAAGGAGCGCCGTGGCATCACCGGGCGCATCGAGCTACGGGACGCCGAAGCAGGCTCCGGGCTGGACTTTGCCGGGTACGCCGCGGTCTTTGAGCAGGCTTACACGGTCTACGACGCCTTCGGGGAGTACCAGGAGCGGGTTTCGTCAGGTGCGTACACCAAGACGCTGGCCGACAAGGCCGACGTGCGGTTGCTCATCAACCACGAAGGGGTGCCGATAGCGCGGACCTCGAGCGGGACCCTGACGCTGACGCAGGACAAGACCGGGCTGCATTCCTCCGCACCCGGCCTGGATCCCGCGAATCCCACGGTCCAGGAGGTCAAATCCGCGATGAAACGCGGGGATATCGACCAGATGAGCCACAGTTTCCGGGTAATTCGCCAGGAATGGAACGGGGATTACACCGAAAGGAACATCATCGAGGCCGAGCTGTTCGATGTGTCCATCGTGACCTTCCCGGCCAGCCCGACCACGTCGGCTGCGATGCGCTCCCGCGAACTTCTGGAGGTACTCCAGGACCTCGACGGAGTCCCGGCCGAGCAGTTGCTGGTGGGGATGCGGTCCAACCGGCACATGCCCACGGCGCGGAGTCTGCGTTCGTTGCGTGGGGCCATCAACCAGATGCTGACCAGTCGGGCGATGGACGCCATGGAAGATCCCATGGCGCTCTGTTGCGCGGTTGACGCCGCCATTGATGCGGTGGTCGCTGCCCTGGCCGGCGGGAACGTAGACCAGGCCAAGGCTCTACTGACGGCGGCCGAGGCCGCCTCTGACGCGATGCTCGAGGCGATGGGCGCCATGGACCCCGACGACATGCAGAGCATGGCGAAGAAGATGCCCAAGAAGAAGATGCCCGACGGGTCGCCGATGCCTAAAGAGGCGATGCCTGACGAGCAGATCACTTCCAAGGGGAGTTCAATCGCGCTGCTAAGGCGCGAACTGGAACTCATCAACAGCTAAGACCACGCCGGAGCCCTCGCGCCGCCCTGGTACGCCCGGGAAACACGCGACTTGGCCACCACCTGGGAAGACCGAACATCAACCACCCCAGGAGACAACAATGAATCTCATTGACCTGCTCCGCGATAAGCGGAACAAGATGGTCGGCGAGTCGAGGGCACTCCTTGACTCTGCCGCCGCAGAGAACCGAACCGACCTCACGCCCGAAGAGGACGTGAAGTGGCGGGCAGCCCAGGACGAGATCAAGGGGCTGGAGATCCGCATCGCGGAGTACACCGAAGCCGAGACGCGGGAGACCGCCGCGGCAGCCGCGACCGCCAGGACTGAGGCTGCATCAGCCCAGACCTCCAGCGTGACCGTCAAATCCCCGCTGACCTACCGCTACGAGAAGCGGGGACCGGGTAAGACCGGAGTCCGTCGTACCAGCGAGTACGGCTTCCTGATGGACGCTTTCCAGGCCCGTGAGGGCAACCCGGAGGCGGCCCAGCGCATCGGCCGGCACCAGGCCGAGATGCGCGATGCCTACGCCAACCGCGGCGTGGAAGGCGTTGAGGCCCGAGCGGGCACAACGTCAGGCAACTACTCCGGTCTGACCGTCCCCATCTACCTCGTCGACGAGTACGCCGCGCTTGCCCGTGCAGGCCGTCCCTTCGCGGATGCCCTGCCCAGCGCGGACCTTCCTCCGATCGGCATGACGGTCAATATCTCGCGTATCACGACTGGTACGTCAACCGGCGTACAGGCGACCCAGAACACAGCAGCGGCCGAGGTCGACCTGAGCGACACGCTGCTGACCATCCCGGTGGTTTCCATCGCAGGCGCAGAGTCGGTGTCCTTCCAGGCACTTGACCGCGCGGCCCTGTCCGAGGAAATCATCATGGCCGACATGGCGCTGTCCTACAACACCACCCTTGATCAGCAGTTGATCAGCGGTTCCGGTGCGGCAGGCCAACACCTGGGCATCCAGAACGTGGCCGGCATCTCAGCCGTGACCTACGTGGACGCTGCCCCGACCGTCCCGAAGATTTACTCGAAGATCGCAGACGCGGTCCAGCGGGTGAACGCGCTTCGGTTCGCACCGGCCGACCTGATCCTCATGCACCCCCGTCGCTGGGGTTGGTTCCTCGCGTCCCTCGACTCGAGCAACCGTCCCCTTGTACTCCCCAACCCGATGTCGAACTTCAACGCCATGGGCAAAGGTAACCCCGATGCCTACGGAGACGTAGCCGGCTCAATCATGGGCCTGCGAGTCGTCACCGACGCCAACATCTCCCTGGTCCAGGGAGCCGGTACTGAGGACGCGATAATTGTTACGCGAACCCGGGACCACCGTTTGTG